CTAACAAGCCTGTCACGACTGATGGTTCTGGCCAGCTTCAGTTCGGAGCTTTCCCGCTTCCATCAACTGCTGGCAATAATGGGCAATTCTTGAAAAGCAACGGGACTGCTGCTGAGTGGGGCGGCGGCCCTGCCGGTATCGCTCTCGACGTTTCTAATGATGTTATCGGAACAGTGGTAACTGGGTCAGCGAGAGGTAACTCTTACAGCAGTGGAGCGTGGACTACCAGTGACGGTCCTAACGGCAACCATTATGGAAATAGTGCGTTCGGATCGAGCAATGTCGATGAAACATGGAATATGTTTCTTGGTGACGGGGCTCCGACTGCCACCGGCACGCACATGTATACCGTGAGCCACAATGGGCTGCCCCACAGACAGATGGAGTTTGCCAACAACAAGCGAGTCGGTCATGCGTACAAGAACCATCATTACTACCAGAACCAGACTAGCTATGGCGGCTTTTACACTCGCATCATGCCGATCAGAAACACTAGCAATGCTGCGATAAGCGTGCCGATCTATGCTTATGTAAGCTCGTACAGCAATCAATACTCTGGTGCTTCATGGGGTTATTTCACTCCCACGAACAGCAGCGGCACGCTTTACTCGACTGTTACTGGTGGAACGTGGACAAACGTGGCGTCGTATGCGAGCAATGACCTCAACTACAACATCGCTGGCGGTCAGACTGTATCCGTACCGGCAGGAACCACCGTTTTGGTTGGCTTGTTCTCATCAACGGCATATCAGACAACGTATGTGTTTGTGGACACAAACTTTTTCTACAACCTGGATACCACCTTCTCTAATGCAGATATCGTCTGTGACATGAGGATGTTGACAGCATTGCAGCAGGGAAGATCAACCAGCAACACTAACTCAATCGGCTCGCCGCATGAAATTTACAATGCGTGTGCCGCACTATTTGGAGATCGTTAATTATGCCATACGCACTATTTAACTCGGACGGAACCTGCATTGGTATGAACCTTCATGCCATTGAGGGGTACGAGGAGACACGCCATCCGGTCGGCTCTTTCCTGGTCAAAGAGGATGGCGAAATCCGCGAAATGACTGAGGATGAGATCACGGCGGCAGCTACCGCTGCAAACAATGCAGCAGTTGCAGAGGCTAATCGACACCAGAGAAACGCGCTACTTGGTGAGTCTGATTTTGTTGTAACCAGGGCGTTGGAAGCTGGAGAAAGCGTGCCTAGCGCGTGGTCTACCTATCGCACTGCACTGCGAGATCTTCCCGCGCACTCTGATTGGCCCAACCTGGAAGCCGACGATTGGCCCACTAAGCCCAGCTCGTAAACCCTTCTAATGACAAGGAGCTATAAATGGCACTCACATTAGAGGAGCTATACGCTAGACGGGCGCAGCAAAGGCAGGCCCAGCGCGGCCTGCTAAACTCCCCATTCGCGCCTGCCCCACGGATGGGCGGAATGGGCGGCTCTACTATGCGTGCTGTTCCCGATATGGCAGAGCCAGGCACTGTTGTGCCTAGCGATCTCCCAGATATAGAAATGGGCGGTGGTGCAATGCCGCGTGAAACCGTCAGACAAATGATGGAGGATCGCTCTGGCGGTATAGACGCGCCCAGGATGCAGCCCGATCCAGGAGCTAGCATGGCGGAGCGCTACGCAGGCGCCACCCCTGATAGCTTAGGGCAGCCCAGCCAAGAAGTCATAGACATGATGGAAGGCCGTATGGCTCCAGTGGCTAGAGGACGGGCTGGCCGTGGTGGTCTGTTGGGTTCTCGCAGTCAAGCTAGCCCGACAGTCACTGACGCAGAGCCTGACGCATTAGATCAAGCTGCTAGCGCGCCAACGGCAGGCACATTGTTCAATAACCTCGCCAATACTGTTACTGGCGTTACTAGCGCCCCCGCCGCAGCGCAAACACAAGCAGCAGCTCAGCAGCAAACAGCAGCAGCTCAGCAGCAAACAGCAGCAGCCACAACACCCCCTAGCGACAGCGTAACTGTCACAGATGCCGCAGATGCGGATACCCCTATTACAGCTACAGAAGCCGTAGCCGACACGGACGTACCGATCCCGCCGGAAGGCGGAGCAACTAACGCTGCCCGAATGTCGACGGTCAATGGTCTTTACAACCAATATCTGGGACGAAATGGCAACCCAGAATATATGCAGGCCTGGGCAGATATGCTCGCGGATGGCGCGTCTGTTGCAGAGGTAGAGGCCGCGATAGCGGCAAGCCCGGAAGGAATGGCTTTTGCAGCAGCACAGGCAGCAGAGCAAGCTGCAGCGTCGGACCCAGATGCAGCGCAGTCAGGGTCAGATGCACAAGAGGCTGAAACCACTGGCAACGTCACAAATGACAGCGATACCACTGCTACGCCAGACAACTTCAACGAGGAAGCAGCGAAACAGCAAATTATTAGAGCATACCAGGACATTTTGGGGCGCTCCCCTCTGGATGCTGGGCTAGAGTATTGGCTCAATGATATGCGCAACGGGCGGTCCATCGAGGAGGTACAGCGCGACATTAGACATTCCCCGGAACACGGTGGCAATGTTATGGGCGCCGTGCGCCAAATGTATGCGCGGTACCTAGAACGCGGTGCAGGGGAGGAAGAGATCGCTGGATGGCTGGCGATGGCGCGAGAGGGTACGTCGCTGCAAGAAATCGAGGCTATGATCGCCAACTCTGAAGAAGCCCGTGCGTTACTGGAGAGCCAGACTGACACAGGTACGTCGGATGCTGGCGTGCCAACTGCCGCACCCCCTACGGCTACGCCTGTTGGTTCGCAGACCGGCATAGCTCAAGCGTCAACAGACACGCAGACGTATGAGGCTGCAACTGCTGCCGATCCTAATGCGGCACAAGTTACAGAGGTGGCTGACGTTACCAGGACGGTGCAGCCAGAAGAAACGGTTGCATATCAACTTGATCAGATACTGCAGTCTAACAATCCAATCATTCAAAGGGCCAGGACCGCTGGCTTGCAGTTTGCCAACCAAAGAGGGCTACTAAACAGCTCTATAGCCGCCCAGGCATCTCAACAGGCAGCGATAGATGCTGCGCTGCCAATCGCCCAGCAAGATGCCAGGACGTTTGCAGAAGCGGCAGGCCAGGTCACTGATATAGAGGGCAGATCAGCACTGCAGGATGCTGCGCTTGGAACAGAAATATCCAGGTTTAATGTATCAGAAGAAAACGTAACTAACCGTTTTAACGCAGAATCTCTGAATCAGGCAGGAGCGTTTAATGCTAATGCGGCCAACACGGCAATACAGAATTTCCTCCAGCGGGAGGCTGCGCGCTTACTACAAGATGACCAACAGCTCTTTACCGCGCAACAGAACCAGGCTGACAGAGAGCTGCGAAACTATTTGCAAGAAAGGCAGTTTGACTTCCAGGGTAGTGAGAACGCACTGGACAGAGAGCTTCAAGAAAGACTGCAAAAAAATGACCAGGAGTTTAGATCTGGCGAAAGTGCGCTGGATAGAAGTTTTCAAGCAGGCGAAAGAGCGCTTGATAGAACTCTACAAACTAGCGAGGCAGCCCTGGATCGTGCCTTATCACAGATGCTGTCAAATGATCGCATCGCGTTTGAGGAATGGTCGCAAACAAATGCGCAGGAATGGAATGCTGCTCAGAATGCGCTGCAGCGCGAGTTTGATAGGTATCGAGTGGACGCTCAAACGGCATCTACGGTTATGTACTCGACAATGGAAAGCATTGCGCAGATATATGCTGACCCGAATTTAAACGCTACGCAGAAGCAGAATGCAATTAGAAACGTGCTGTCCCTGGCGAACTCTACCCCAGCGCTGGTAAGCCAGATAACGTCTGGTATGCAGCGGGACCGCCAGAACGAACTGCCAGAGGGCGTCGATGAAACGGCGTACACTAACCCAGAGGCATTGCTTGGTGATGCGTTCGATCCAGAAGCTAATTACTGGATTGGTCCATTTGGCAGCCAGTATGGCGCGGCGCATCACCCGACATGGATTATCCCGCCGGAAGAAGGCGCAGAGGTTAGCCAGGGGATTGAGCTTATTACCAATCCGTCTACTGGGCAGATATATATAGCCCCAACCGGCGGATATCGACTCCGTGGGGTAAATGACGATCCGTCGAATCCAGGTGGTGGTGATGGCAATACTGGGCCAACCGGCAACTACACTGGCGATCCTGCAAACCTAGTGTATCTGGGGGGTAGCGGCAGCGGCCTTATGTCAAATCTGTATCGAGATCCAGCAACCGGAATAACCTATATGCTGGTTGACGGACAGTATGTGCCATTTGATCCATCAGGCGGCCAAGGCGGCGGAGGCGGAGGCGGCGGCAGATAATCTAAATGATTAGAGAAGCTACGTTTGCCGATATCCCGGCGATTGTAGATCTGGCGGTAGAGTCAGTAAATCAAAATCCCCTTCCGGTTCGGATTTGTCGAGAGTCAATGGCTGATACGGCGCGAGAGGCGATTGCCGGGAATCAGCATTTTGTCTGGGTGTCAGAGATAGAGGGTGAGGTTGTGGCGGCAGTAGGCGCTATGGCTGAACGCTCTTTTTGGTATGAGCGCCAACAATGCTCGATGATGCTGTACTTCACAAGGGTGCCTGGAGAGGGTGTCAAACTGCTGCGCCAGTTTGCAAAGTGGGTCAAGTCACGCCCGGTTATCAAAGTCGCTGTTATAGAGCTAGAGCCTGAGACAGATCCCCGGCTGCTAAAGCTGTTGGGACGAATTGGGTTTTCCCGTTTATCAATGAATTGCACCTATGTGCGAGGTCAAACATGAGCAAGGTCGTTAAAAAGGTCGGCAAGGCTATCGGTAAGGTAGTCAAGGGTGTCGTCAAGGCCGTTAAGAAGGTCCAGAAAAAGATATTCAAGTCTAAGCTGTTCAAGGTCATCGCCACCGCAGCGCTAATTTATTTTGGAGGTGCGGCCCTTTTGGGCGGCTTAGGAGGCCTGGGCGCAGGAGGCGGAGGGTTTATTGCCGGGGCGAAAGCCGGTCTAGGCAGTGCCTGGGCCGGCGTTACAGGAGCTGGATCAGCGCTCGCGGCTGGAAAGGTGGGTGCTGCTGGTAGCTCGCTAACAGGCGGATTTACAGGTGCTTATGGGGCTGGCGCTGCAACAGGAGCAGGCGCTGCTGCTGGCGCCGCTGGAGCTGCTGGCGCTGCTGGAGCTGGAGCTGGAGCTGGAGCTGGAACAGCAGGAGCTGCAGGATCATCTGCACTGCAGCCGGTTACAGTGACGGCCACAAAAGTGCCAACAACCATTGGCGGCACGGCAGGAGCTGGAGCTGGTGGCGCGGCTGGTACTGGTGCCGCTACAGGGTCATCTGCATTGCAACCAGTTACAGTGACCGCTACGAAAGTGCCAACCACAATTCCTGGAGCTGGAGCTGGAGCTGGAGCCGGAACAGGCGCAGGCGCACAAACTGCGGCTTCCAAAATAACAACAGGAGTCCCTGATTATGTGAACCCGGTAACCGGCCAAATGGGCGGGAACCCGGCAGGGGTCAAGGCGGCAGGAAAGGGATTGCTTAGCGGTGATCTTACAAAAGCAGCGGTGGTTATGAGCGGCGGCCAAATGCTCTCTGGTTACGCCCAAGGCAAATCATTAGAAAAACAAGAAAGGCAGCGCAGAGCTGATGAGGCGGCAGCACTGCTGGCCTACCAGGAGAATGTAGGCACATATATTGGTATGCCGGTATACAACCCGGAAACTGGAGAGTATGAGTATCGAAATCAGTCAGGGGGAGTAGCGTAGTCATGGCAGGATTATTACAAGGCGCCAAACAAAATGCTGAAAACGCATCGCTAGACGATCCAGCGCTCGAAAGCGCAATTATGGCTATGGGCAGCCGGCTGTATGAGGAGGGCTTGGGTGACAGCATATCTGAACAGGTCGCAAAGTCGCCAACAAGCGTGCCGCGCATTATGGCTACGATTGCTTACAAATTGGCAGAGTCTAGTGACGTTGACACTGACGGCGAGATCAAAGAAGAAAACCTATCCGTTTTGGGCATGATGGCATTGAATGAAGTGTTTGAGATTGCTGAGGCATCTGGTGTAGAGACTAGCCCGGCAGACGTATCCGCAGCATTCAAGCACATGGTCATTATGTTCGCCCAAGACCAGGGATTGCCCCCAGAGCAAGTAGAAAGCCTGGCAAATGCTATGGCCCAGGTTGACGATCGTGGCTTTGCAGAAGAGGCGAACCAGGTGCCAGACCAATTCTTTGACGAGCTGCCAGAGGAAGATGTGCCTGTTGGCGCACTAGAAGAGGACGCAGCACCGCAGCAGGCTGCTGCCCCGCAGGAACAACAGCAACCAATGATGGGAGCATAATCGATGGCCAGTTATGGGTTTCTCGGCCTGCTTGGCGGCCTGGGCCAGGCAGCGCAAACAGTCGGCGGCGCACTATTTAGTGAAGGTATTGATAGAAGGCGCGAGGAGCGGCTGCAAGCCTACCAGGATAGGGTTTACGAAAGGGCTAGG